CGCCCCGTCATCTGCTTCGGTGCCATCATCCGCTCCGACGCCCCCCCCGGCGGTGCAACTCCTTCGGGAGACACAGCCACGAAGTCCCCTGCCACCGGCCGCTCCAACATCCCTGCAGGCCGCCGTCGTCGTGCCTCAGCTCGCGCCCACGTCCTTGTCGCGCCCCGCCTCTCCCACCGCCGCGGCACCGCCGGAACGCCCGCCGACCCCGCTGTCGGATCGGCCCTTCCCGCCCCGCCCGGCCGCAGGGCCGCAACCTCCATCCTCGCCGATCGAGCCTCGCCGCGCCGACCCGCCGGCCAGCGAGGCGCGGCTGCGCGACGATGGCTCGCACCGTGCCGTCGCGCCCGCCTTGCCTCCCGCAATGCCACAGGCGGTCATCCCCGCCGCCCGTATGGCCCCGTCGCCACGGGCACGAACGTCGGCACGGCCGATCTCTCCGGCCAGCCTCCCGGCCGCCTCCGTCGCTCCCCCGCCGCGCCAGCCTGAGCCATCCGGCCCGACGCATGGCGACGTCTTCCTCGACGGGGCGCGGGTCGGCAGCTGGCTGTCGGACCGGCTCGCCCGCGAAGCCGCCCGGCCGCAATTCGGCGCGACCGGCATCGACCCGACCATCGCCCCTGCCTGGCCCGGCGCATTGCAAGGGCATTGAACCCCGATCGGGAGTTGCCGCAATGGACGTCACCTTGCTCCTCGGCCCGGTCGTTTTCCTCGATTTCGAATTGCCCGAGCGCATCGGTTTCGGCGGCACGCAGCGTCTCGCTGTGCATCGCCTGCCCGGCGGCGGACGCGTCATCGATGCGTTGGGCCGCGACGATGCCGATATCGCCTGGTCCGGCATTTTCACCGGCCCCGACGCCTCTGCCCGCGCCCGGCTACTCGATGGAATGCGCGTTGCGGGCGCGGCGCTGCCGCTCACCTGGGACGCGTTCTACTACACGGTGCTGATCGAGCGGTTCGAGGCGCAATACGCTCATCCCACCTGGGTGCCGTACAAACTCAGCTGCACCGTGCTGCGCGACGAAGCCGCACCCGTCGCCATCGCCACACCCGATCTCGTCGGCAGCCTGCTTGCCGATCTCACCGTTGCGGCTGTTGCGACCGACACGTCTGCCGCCGTCGCCGCCATCGCCGCATCGGGCGCGACCAACCGCGGCACCGCCGCCTATGCCGCGGCCGACGGCGCGGTGCGCGCTGCGTCCGTTGGGCTGGACGCGACAATTGCCACGAGTGGCGCGATGCTCGCCACCGCCGAGCCAAACACGGCAGCCGGTCTCGACCGCGCCGCCGATACCGCCGGCACGCTCGCCGCCGCCGCTCTTGCCAGCGGCTATGTCCGCCGCGCCGCGGTCAACCTCGCCGCCGCCGGCACCTGAGCACCTCCGGGAGCAAGCCATGCGCAGTCTCACCACCGCCGGCGGCAACCTGTTCGCCATCGCCGCCGCCGAACTGGGCGATGCCACCCAATGGGTGCGCATCGCCGCGCTGAACGATCTGTCCGACCCGATGCTGCAGGGTGTCGTCACGCTCGCGCTGCCGGATGTCGATCCCAACGCCGGAGGCGGCATTGCCCCCCAATGACCCACGCGCCTATCGCCGCCCCGGGCTTGCGGTGCTGGCCAACGGAATACCCCTCGCCGCACCGCTCTCCGCCGACATCGTCAGCAACAACCATCACGCCGCCGATCGCTTCCGCGTCACCGCCGCCCTGCCGACGCCGGCGGACGCCGCCTTCTGGTCGACCACCGCCGACATCGCGCTCGACATCCGAATCGCACTCGATGGCGGCGCGCCCGCCAGCCTGATTCAGGGGGACGTCGACAGCGTCGAGATCGACGCCATCACCGGTCTGCTGCATCTCGCCGGGCGCGACCGCACCGCGGCACTGATCGAGGCACGCACGCAGGAGACCTTCGCCAACCGCACCGCGAGCGAGATTGCCGCGCTTCTGGCCGCCCGCCACGGCCTCACGGCCGACGTCACCGCCACCGCCACGCCGGTCGGTCGTTACTGGGAACTGGAACATGACAGCATCACGCTGGATCAGTTTAGCCGCGCCACCACGGAATGGGATCTGCTGACCACGCTCGCCGCGCACGAGGCATTCGATGTCTGGGTCGGCGAGGGGGCGCTGCATTTCCACCCGATGACAAGTCTGACGACGAACCCGGTCCCCACCGCCATCCTGCGCAGCACCGCATCGCTCGCAGGCCCGCCCAACGTCACCGCGCTGCGCCTGGAACGGTCGCTGACGCTGGCTCGCGACATCGAGGTGACAGTGAAGTCCTGGCATAGTCGCCAGCAGGCCGCCTTCGTTCAGACCGCCCGCGGCGGCTCGGGTCCGCGCGGCGGCAAGGCGCTCCGCTACGTCTATGTCGTTCCAAATCTCACGCCAGATGCCGCGCTGAAACTGGCGCGGAACCGCTTGGCCGAACTCACCCGCCACGAGCGCGTGGTGATCGCGGAAATGCCCGGCGACCTCCTGCTCGCGCCGCGCATGGCGATCGCTCTCGCGGGCAGCCGCACCGCATTTGACCAGCTCTACTGGATCGACGAGATCGAGCGTTCGCTGCACTGGCAACGTGGTTTCACCCAGCGCGTCCGCGCCCGCAACACGAGTGCCGCAAGCGCCGCGACCACGCCCGCCGCGCCCGGAGGCTGACCGTCATGCAGCGTCTGCTCAACGCCATGAAATCCCATGCGGCCGCCATGGACCGCGCGGCCGGCCAGCCTCGCTTCGGTCTCGTCACCAGCGTCGATCCGCAGCGCTACGCCGCCCGCGTCGCGCTGCAGCCCGAGGGCGTCGTCACCGGCTGGTTGCCCATTCTCAGCGCCTGGGTCGGCAGCGGCTGGGGCCTGGTCTGCCCGCCCGCGCCGGGCGATCAGGTGCTGGTGCTGCCGCAGGAAGGCAATGCCGAGCACGGCATCATCGTCGGCGGCAGCTTCTCCGATCTCGCCCGCCCGCCGCAGGGCGCGCCTCCCGGGGAGTTCTGGCTGGTGCATCGTTCCGGCAGCTTTTTGAAACTTGCCAATGATGGAAGTGTGCGCGTCAGCGGCGACCTTCATGTTTCCGGCGATGTGTTCGACCGGCACGGCTCGCTGGCCCAGCTGCGCGGCCACTACAACCAGCACACCCATCCCGGCTCCGCCGGCACGCCGCCATCACCGCAGGACTGAGCGACATGGCAGACCTCTCGCAGCAATTCGGCGGCGACCTCGAACGCGGCCCGACGGGCGATCTCGCCATAGTTTATGGCGGCGCCCTTAGCCAGCAGCGCTTGCTGCGCCGGCTGCTCACCAACCCCGGCGACTATATCTGGCATCTCGACTACGGCGCCGGCCTCGCACAGTTCGTCGGCCAGCCGGCGCGGGCGAGCCAGATACGCGCCGTGATCCGCGGTCAGATGTTCAAGGAGGCGGTCGTCGCCCGCACACCCGAGCCGGACATCGACGTGCAATTCGACGATGCCGGCGCGGTCTACGTGCAAATCCGCTACGCCGACGCGACTACCGGCCAGACCCAGCTGCTCAGCTTCTCCGCCACCTGAAGGTGATCTCATGCAGCTCCAGCTTCAGAACTTCACGACCCTGGTCGGCAACGCCGTCGCCGCCATCCAGGGCGCGGCCGCGCAACTGCTCGATCTCACCGTCGGCTCGGCTCTGCGCGCCATCGTCGAGGCGAATGCGTCGCTGGCGCTGTGGATGCAGTGGCTCATCGTGCAGGTTCTGCGCGCCACGCGCGCAGCCACCTCGCAAGGCGCCGATCTCGACAGCTGGACTGCCGATTTCGGCGTGTCCCGTGTGGCCGCCGTCTGCGCTTCGGGCAGCGTCACCTTCGCGCGATTCAGCCCCGTTGCCGCCGCCTTGATCCCGGTGCTGACCCTGGTCAAGACCGCCGACGGCACGCAGAGCTTCGAGGTCGTCGCGGACGCCACCAATCCCGCCTATGTCTACGCCCAGAACGGCTATGTGCTCGGAGCGGGCATCGCGTCTCTCGCGGTCGCTGTCCGCGCGGTGATGCCGGGCGGCGCGGGCAATGTCCAGCCCGGCGGTGTGAGCCTGATCGCCGCGGCGATCCCCGGTGTCGATACTGTCACCAACGCATCCGCCCTCGCGGGCGGCCAGGACGCTGAGAGCGATGCCGCCTTGCGCGAGAGGTTCGCGCTGTTCTTGGCCAGCCGCACCCAGGCCACGCCAGTCGCCATCGCCTTTGCCGTTGCCTCCGTCCAGCAGGGGCTTGCCACTTTGCTCGTGGAAAATCAGACACCGGACGGCAGCGTCAGGCCGGGGAGTTTCACGCTCACCGTGGATGACGGCAGCGGCGCGCCGGGCGCCGACCTGCTCGCCGCGATAGGTGCCGCGATCGAGGCAGTACGACCGCTCGGGTCGAGCTTCGCCGTGGTCGCACCCGCCGTGCTGCGTCCCACGGTGGCCATGACCATCGCAACCGGACCGGGTGCGGACCACGCAACGCTGGCCGCCAAGGTCGCCGCCGCGGTGGCCGCGACGCTGGGCCAGTTGCAGATCGGCGCGGTGCTGCCGTTCTCCCGCCTCGCCGCCATTGCCTATGCCGCCGACCCCGCCGTTACCAACGTCACCAACATCACGCTGGATGGCGGCACCGGCGACCTCGCTCCACCGCCGGGCGCCGTCATCAAGCCCGGCCCGATCACGGTGACCTGACATGGCCGGCGATCCTCAGGACATGCGTGCGCGCCTGCGCGTCATGCTGCCGGCGCGCTGGTTTCCCGATGCCACCCCGGTGCTAGACGGCCTGCTCGCCGGCCTTGCCGCCACTTGGTCCGCGTTGTGGGACATGCTCGCCTTCGTCCGCGCCCAGACGCGGCTAGCGACGGCGACCGCAGACTTCCTCGATCTCGCCTCGCGCGATTATTTCGGCGCGGCGCTGCCCCGCTATCCGTTCGAATCCGACGATGCTTTCCGCCAGCGCATCGCCCGCGAGATCAGGCGGCCCCGTGCCACCCGCCCCGCGCTCGAAGCGGCGCTGAGCGACCTCCCCGGCCGCCCTCCCGCCATATTCGAGTTCACCCGCCCCGCTGATACCGGCAGTTGGAACCTCGCGCTCGGCTACAACGCCGGCGGCGGCTGGGGCACGCTCGGCCTGCCGTTCCAGGTACTGGTCACGGCCTATCGCCCGCAGGGCGGCAGCCTCGCGACGCTCTCCGGTTGGGGCAGCGGGGCAGGGGGGTGGGGCGCAACTGCCAATTCCGGTGCCATCGGCTATGCGAATCCCTCGCTGTTCCAAGCACCCGTTGATGACGCCGCCATCCGTGCGGCCATCGCATCTGTCCTGCCGGTTGCCGTCACCGCCTGGACTCGCATCGAGGACTGATCGCGACAGCGTCGCACTCCGATGCCGCACCCGCACACAGGGACACAACATGGACCGCACCATCGTCTATCCCGGCAGCATCCCGCTCGACACGGACATGCTGAACCTCAATCGCAACACCATGGTGGCGCTCGGCGCGCTGATCGCCGCCACGCTGGGTAGCACCACCGTCGTCGATGGCTTGGTGGTGGGGCCCACGGCCCCGGCCTCGATGAACATCCAGATCGGGCCGGGCAGCATCACCGCCATCACCACAATCGATGCGACCAATTATGGCACGCTGCCGGCCGACATCGTCGAGCCGCTGGTGAAGATGGGTGTCAACACGGCCACGAGCTACTTCACCTGCACGGCTCCAAATTCGCCCGGGCAGTCGATGGTCTATCTGATACAGGCGGCGTTTTTGGAGAGCGATTCCAATCCAGTCGTGCTGCCCTACTACAACGCGGTAAATCCTGCCGTGCCGTTTCTTGGGCCGGGCAATCTTGGCGGCGCGCAGCCGACCTCGCGCACGCAGCGCGTTCAGCTCTCCATCAAGGCCGGCGCTTCAGCCCCCACCGGATCGCAGGTGCCCCCGGACGCGGATGCCGGCTGCATCGGCATCTCCACTGTCCGCGTCGATGCCGGTGCCACCGCCATTCCCGCGGCCAACATCGCCGCAATTCCGACCTCACCTGTGGTGCCCTTCAAGCTTCCTGCCTTACGCCCCGGTTTCTCCTCGCTCGCCTCGTTCACCGCCTCGGGCAATTTCGTCGTTCCGCTGTCGGTGACGCGGGCGAAGATCACCGTGGTTGGCGGCGGCGGAGCAGGCGGAGGCAACCCCACACTGCCAGGCGGTGGCGGCGGTGCGGGCGGACAGGCGGTGCTCGCGGTCGACTATCTCGTTCCCGGATCGGTCATTCCGGTGACGGTCGGCGCGGGCGGCATCGCGGCGGGGCTTGCGCCCGGGGGCAATGGCGGCAGCTCAAGCTTCGGCACCATCGTCTCCGCTACCGGTGGGACCGGTGGCGGCAACGCGCCCGGCGCGTCGGCTTACACCGGTGGCAATGGCGGCGCCGGCGTGGGCGGGGGAATCGACTATGGCGGCGCGTTCGGCACCGACGGCATCCCAGCGGGCAGCCGCGGCGGCGATGGCGGCGGTCCCGGCTGCGGTCGCGGGGCAACCAGCGCGCCTGGCCTGCCCGCTGCAGGCTTTGGCGGCGGCGGCGGGGGTGGGGCGGCGGGGTATGCCGGGGCCAACGGGGCGGCCGGCCTCGTCATCGTGGAGTATTGAACATGAAAAGCTACGCGCGCATCGAGGGCGATACGGTCGCCGAGGTCGTCACCACTGCGGCCGACATCGCGACCCTGTTCCATCCTGGCCTACGGTGGGTGGATGTGACCGATCGAGAAGTGGCCACCGGCGATTTGCTGCAGGATGGGGCGTTCGTCCATCCCCAGCCCCCAGCGGCGCCGGCTGCGCCGACGCTCGCGGCTTTGCAGGCCGAGATCGCCCGCCTCGGCGTGGCCCTCGCCGCCTTGGCGTCGCCCGCAAACACCGCCGGCTGATCCACCCTCATCGCGGAGACGATTTTATGCCGACCGTGGCCTCGCATCTGTGGCGGCCGAGTACGGCGCGTCGCGTCGTGCTCGACGGCTTCGTGCCCATCCCGCGCGGTACCCTGCCCATCGCCGCGCGCCCGCTGGTCTGGCCGGCGAAAGACCCCGCCGACGTGCTGGATTTCGAGATCGAGATCGGCCCCGCACTGGCCGGCAACGATGGCGACGGGATCGCGACGATCGACGTCGTCGTCGTCCCCGCCGGCCCGGGCGGCCTCGTGGTCAATAGCATGGCCGCGGACGGCACGCGGGCGGTGTTCTGGCTCTCCGGCGGCCAGGTCGGCACGACCTATTCCGTGCAGATCACGCTGGGCACCGCCGGGGGGCGCACTATCGGCCGGGCGGTGCTGCTGCCGGTGCAGTCCCTCGCCGCCGCCACACCGCCGTTGAACGCGCTGACCGACGACACCGGCGCGGTCATCACCGACCAGGCCGGCAACCCGATCCTGATCGGAGGCTGACGCGATGCCCACCATCGACCAGCTCGACGCGGCGCAGGCCGCCGCGGACACCGACGAATTGATGGCAAGCCAGGGCGGAGCGTCACGGCGTGTCACTCGCGCCCAACTGGTCGCGGGGCTGCAGCCCCAGACGGTACTCGCGCAAGGCCAACTGCTCGGCCGTGCCAGCGCGGGCAGCGGCGTGCCCGAGCCAATTGCGCTGGGAGCCAATCTCACGCTCTCCGGCGCCACGCTGAGCGCGGCCGCCTCCCCTTTCGTGGTGTCCGGCCTGCCTCATGGCGCAAGCCCGGCCCCGGCCGACATGGTGCCGATCGGCCAAGGGGGAACGAACGCGGCCATTCCCTATGCACAGTTCATGGCCGGCCTCGCGACCCTACCGGCGGCCAATGTTTCCGCCCTCCAGATCACGCCGACCGGGGCTGCTGTCCCGCGCAGCCTTGCCGACCTCGCCTCCGACGCGGTGGCGGTGGAATCCTTCGGCGCGAAAGGCGACGGCGTCACCGACGACAGCGCCGCCTTTGCCGCCGCCCTGGCCGCCGGCCGCCCGGTGCGGTTGGGGGCACGCACCTATGTCGTGAATGGGCAATGGACGATCACGACACCGGGCGCCGTGTTGTTTGGGGTGGCCGGTCAAAGTGTATTGAAACGCGGCGCGCAGGCCGGGGGTGCCTGGATCGCGGTGCAAGCCAGCGGATTTGCCGCCGATGGCGTGATCTTCGATGCCAATCGCGCCGCGGTTGGCGGCGACAGCTGGGGCGTGCTGGTGGCGGCGGGCTGCACCCAATCGAGCTTCCATCGCTGCGCCTTCCGCAACGCTTCCGGCGCGGTGCTGGGCAGCGGGCTCGCCTATTCGGCGAGCGACCCCACGGTCTGCGCGCATGTCGTGCAGGACTGCGAATTCAGCGGCAACGCGGCGCACGGCGTGTGGGTCCAGGCCTGCGCCGGTGTTCAGCTGCTCGGCTGCCGCGCCCATGACAACGCCCAGTTCGGCATCAACGTCGATTTCAACGACCCGAGCTTCGCCCAAAAGGCGCATCTGGTGCAGGTGAGCGGATGCCGCGCGTGGAACAACCTGCGCGGCATCGCCATCGGCAATTTCAACGCGACCAACCAGCAGCCGCCAGTATGGGGCAACGCCAATCCCGATGCGCGCGCCGTGCTGGTCAGCGGCAATATCTGCCATGGCAACACGCTGTACGGCATCTCCGCCTCTGGGTATGGCTTGCTCATTGAAGGCAACCTCCTGTCTGACAACGGCAGCACCGCGAATGGCGGCGCCGCGATCCTGGCCAATGTCTCGTCGAGCCGCATCGCCGACAACATGGTCACCGGTGCGGCCGGCTACGGAATCGACTGCGGCGGCTCGATTGCGAGCGAGGTGTCGTCCAACCGGATCACCGGCGCCTATTTTGGCATCAATTGCGGCGGCAGCACGGCGGTGCGCTTGCATTCCAACACCCTGCAGGACTGCGTC